CACTTGCTGGTCGGCAACGCCACCCCGCTGACTGACGAGCAGATGCTCGCCTCCTTCCACTGATCGGAGCCGTGTCCGTGCGCGCACTCACCACGGCCCTCGAACTCGCCGGCGTCGCCCTGCTGACCGTCGCCGCCTTCGTGGCGTTCGGTGTCGCTGCCGGCCTCGCGGTCGCAGGCGGCGCCTGCATCGCCGCGTCGTACTCGATCACGCGGGGTAGCGCATGAGCGTGTTCTTTCGCCGCGAGGAGCAGCGCGCGATCTCCTACGGCGACGTGTGGGCGCGCGGCGGCGACACTACGTCGCTGACCGCATCGTCGATCCAGCAGGCGTTGACGCTCGCCCCCGTGTGGGCGTCGGTGCGGCTCATCGCTGACCAGTTCGCCGCTGCCCCGCTGCGTGCGTTCCGCGAGACCGCGGACGGCGCCAAGCAGAAGCTGCCGAGCCAGCCCGCGCTGTTCACGAACCCGTCCGCCAACGTGTCCGTGTTCGCGTGGAAGTACCAAGCGATCACGTCGTGCCTGCTCCACGGCAACACGGTCGGCGTCATCCTGCAGGTCGACCGTTACGGGTTCCCGTCGCAGGTCGAGTGGCTGAACCCGAACCGCGTGGAGATCCACGAGGACGGCGACCGCGCGGAGTTCTACTACGAGGGCCACCACCTCAACCGCGCGTCGGTCGTCCACATCCCGGGCTTCTCGACGCCGGGGCAGGTGGCTGGTGTGTCGCCGCTCAAGGCGTGGTCGAAGATGATTGAGACCGGGCTGCGGGCGCAGGACTTCGGGCGCGACTGGTTCAAGAACGGCGCGGTGCCCGGCGGCATCCTCAAGAACACCGCGCAGACCGTGGCGCCCGATGTGGCGGCTGCGGCGCGTGAGCGGTTCAAGGCCGCGACACGTGGGCGTGACCTGTTCGTGACGGGCTCGGACTGGGACTACTCGACCCTGTCGGTGCCGGCGGATGAGGCCCGTTTCATCGAGACCCTCAAGCTCACGGCCACGCAGATCGCCAACGTGTACGGCGTCCCGCCGGAGCGTGTCGGCGGCGAGACCGGGTCCAGCATGACCTACGGCAATAGGGAGCAGGACTCCCTCGATCTGGTCACGTTCGCGCTGCGTCCGTGGTTCGTGCGGTTCGAGGAGACGTTCACGACGCTCCTGCCCCGCCCGCAGTACGCCCGGTTCAACATCGACGCGATGGTCCGCGCCGACCTCGAGACCCGTATGAGGGCTCACGAGATCGCGCTGAACATCGGCGTGGAGACGCTCGACGAAGCGCGCGGCATCGAGGACAGGCCACCCCTCACCGATGCCGAGCGGCAGCAGTGGCTCGACAACTTCCGGAAGACGACGGCCGACAGTGTCGCCGCATCGAAGGGTGGCAACCCGTGACCGACCTCGAGCGCCGCTATACGCCGCGCGAGACCCTCGAGTTCCGCGCCAAGAAGGGCACCGCGGGCGTGCTCGTCGGGTACGCGGCGAAGTACGACACGATGTCGCGCAACCTCGGCGGCTTCGTGGAGACCATCGCCCCCGGCGCGTTCAACAAGTCCCTGTCGGACGGCGTGGACGTCCTGGCCCGCTACAACCACGACGACGCGGGCCTGCTCGGGCGCACGTCGTCGGGCACGGTGCGACTGTCCAACGACGAGGTCGGGCTGCGCTACGAGGTCGACCTGCCGGACACGTCCGTCGGTCGCGACGTTGCTGTGCTCGCCGCCCGCGGCGACATCTACCAGTCGTCGTTCGCGTTCTACACGCATGACGACAACTGGACGCAGACGGAGCAGGGCTACCCGCTCCGCACGCTGCGCGCCGTCGAACTGGTCGACGTCGCCCCCGTCAACTCACCCGCGTACCTCGACACGTCCGTCGGGCTGCGCTCGTTCGCAAAGGCGCACGGCATGAGCTTCGAGGATGTGCAGAAGGCAGCGGCATCGAACCGGCTTCGTGCAATGAGCATCCAGCCGCCGATCATCGACCCGGAGATCCCCGACCCGATGTCGCTGCCGGACTCCGAGACGTGTCCGCTGTGCATCGCGCTCGACCACGAGGACACCGGCGGCAAGTGCGCGTGCGCCCCCGGCTGCGGCTGCAACTGCGAGTGCTGCCCGCAGTGCTCGATGACGGTCGCCGGCGCCGACGACTCCCCCCGTTCTTCCGCGACGCACGGCGTCGAGATCCCGCAGGTCGACAACCACGGGCTCGTCGTCGTTCGTAAGCGGCTGCTGGAGCTCAAGCTCCGGCGCAACCCCTGAGGCAGCGCGCAACGCACCTCGACACCCCCATCCCGGCCCCGTCCATGTGGCGGGGCTTTCCCGTGCCCGGAGTGGCACAGAAAGCGAGTCCGCTGTGAGCGACAATCCGCTCATCAAGCGCCTCGTCGAGCGCCGACAGAACGCGTGGTCGCAGGCCCAGGAGATCCTCTCCCGTGCCGACGACGAGGCGCGCGGCCTGTCCGGCGAGGAGGAGTCCGCGTGGCAGTCCGCCAACGCTGACCTCGACTCTCTCGACCAGCGCATCAAGTCCCTGCTCGACGCCGAGCAGCGCGCCGCCGACACGGCTGCCGCGTTCGACGCTATCCGCGAGACCCCGGTCGAGCGCGCCAACCCGGAGTCGGCTTCCGCTGACGACGCGGCCCTGCGCTACTTCAAGGGTGAGAGCGGGCGTCACCTCGACGTCCGTGCCGGGCGTCGCATGGGCACTCAGGAGTTCCGTACCCTGAGCAAGCTCACCGCCGGTGCCGGTGCGAACACCGTCAAGACGTCGTTCTACGACCGTCTCGTCGCGCACATGATCGAGGTGTCGGGCATCCTCAAGGCTGGCCCGACCGTTCTGCAGACCTCCACCGGCGAGCAGATCCAGGTGCCGAAGACGACGTCGCACTCGACCGCGACGCTCACCGCTGAGGCGGGCACCATCTCGGCGTCCGACCCGGCCTTCGGTCAGGTCCCCCTCGACGCGTACAAGTACGCGTTCCTCATCCAGGTGTCCAACGAGCTGCTCAACGACTCGTCGGTCGACCTGCTCGGCTACCTCGCGATGCAGTCGGGTCGCGCCCTGGGCAACGCCCTCGGCACGCACCTCGTCACCGGCACGGGCTCCTCGCAGCCCAATGGTGTCGTCACCGCGTCGACCTCGGCCGTCACCGGCGGTACCGGCGTCGCCGGTGCGTTCACCTACGACAACCTCGTCGACCTCTACTTCTCGATCATCGCGCCCTACCGCGACTCGTCGAGCTGTGGCTGGCTCCTCAAGGACTCGTCGCTGGCGACCGCCCGCAAGATCAAGGACAGCCAGAACCGCCCGCTGTGGGAGCCCAGCCTCGTCGCCGGCACGCCGGACACGCTGCTCGGCAAGCCGGTCTGGACCGACCCGAACGTCGCCGCCGTCGCGGTGAACGCCAAGCCGGTCGTCTTCGGCGACTTCTCGCAGTACTTCGTGCGCATGGTCGACGGCATCCGCTTCGAGCGGTCCGACGACTTCGCGTTCAACACCGACCTCGTCACCTACCGCGCGATCCTGCGCGGCGACGGTGACCTGATCGACACCACCGGCGCCATCAAGTTCTTCACGGGCGCCGCGACCTGACCCCAGGTCATCCCCTGGCCCGTGTGGCTGGTTCGCGCGTCGAGGCAACCCCTCGACGCGCGTTCCAGTCCCCCGGACTGACCACAGCAAGGAGACGCCATGAAGGTCCGAATGCTCGTCCGCATCTCCGGCACCCGTGACGGTGTCGACTGGCCCGACATCGGCGAGGTCATCGACCTGCCGACGGGTGAGGCTGCCGACTACGTCGCCGCGGGTCTCGCCATGTACGCCGACGCGGGCGCACCCGAGCACGCCGCCGCCCCCGCCGCGGAGACCGCCGCAGCGCCGAAGTCGCGCACCACGCGCAAGGCGAGCAATGACTGACCCGGCGCAGGTCATCGCCGACGCCCTCGCGAACGGCGAGGAGATCGGATGGCAGGTGCTCGACGCCGACGGCAACGTCGTCGCGTCCGGCCCCGTGTCGTTCGCAGAACTGACCAGCGACATCCTCGAGAACATCCCCCAGGAGTAGGACAATGGCTGCTATCGACCAGGCGATGGTCTCCAAGATCATCAACGCCACCGCCCCCGTCGGTACGGGTGGCATCCCCGGAACGTGGACCGCCCTGGGTGCCTCGGCGATGAAGGTCAAGCTCACGTCGACCGCATCGACCGCTGCCGCATCCGGCACGGAGCTGACCGGCACCGGCTACACCACGGGTGGCACCGCGCTCGGTACTGCCTCGACCGCATCGTCGGCGGGCTCGAACGTGACGCTGCCGGC